CGGGGGGTTGTCGCTTGCGACATCCCCTCCGTACTCGTAGCTGCGTTGCTTGTCATCGTGGGTGGTCTATTGGGAGACCGGAAATCTGAGTTTTCAATTTTGTGTGTTTGCTCGGACCCAATGTCGGTGTCTTGGATCAACGATCGGAAGGCCAACGCGTACCCTTATGGTTCGCATTTTGCTACGTCCTCCGAGCAGCCTGAGCTGACGATGGCTGACATTTTCGGTGAGAGTGAGTTTCTGGCCAATGCTGTGAAACTTTATTACTGGATTGTTACCCGATGGTTCACGCTGTGCCACTTCATCTTGGAGTGGTTCGTTCCACCGGCCTCGCGCACAGTGCTCTTTCTTGGAGAGTTGCTATGCACGAACCCTTTGTTGTTCGTGCTGCTGTGCTTTCTGGTTTGGTTCTATTGGGGCTTCATCTCCAAGTCAAAGCCATACGTCCTCAGTCGAGGTGTCATTGTTGTGTTCTTCAGCGTTTGCAGAAGAATTTGCACAGTGATTACATCCTGTGTGTATTGTATGACGCCGTTTCGTCGAGCCTCAGCCTTTGGTGTCCGTAAATTCGGAAACCACATGGTAGGCAAGGCATTCGGCGACAAAGAATGGCATTACTTGGTGGTTGATAGGATGCTCCATGACCATTCGCCAGTCTATCGTTTCGCTATGCAGGTGAAGGACGGCATCGAGGTGAGAATACCTTGCCCAGGATGCAATGAGTCCATTTTAGCCGCGTCAATAGTCGATGCGTATCAACACTCTATTGTACGGCCAGAGTATATAGGCCATATAGCTTTCTGTGACCCTTCAACTAAGTTGAATGTTGGTTGCGGAACCTTTTGGAACTTTCACGGGTTCCTGGTTACAGCCAGGCATACGTTTTACCAGAAGGGTCCTGATCCCTGCATTTTAGCGGTGCACCCTCAACATGCTATTATTTATAAGAATTTTGAGGCAGGAAACAACAGACGTGCCATTGACTTCTCGAAGTTGCAGCATTTTGTTCTGAAAGAGTGTGGTTCCAGTCAACAGACTTGGAATAACACAGGCCAGGACTTGATCGCCTTCAAGATGCCACCTGGAGTGCTGTCGTCCCTAGGGATAAAGGAAGCGAAGCTGTCAGACTTGTGCTGGCAGGCAGAGGGTATTGTCAGTGTTTATGGCAACCCTAACATGACCACGGACAAGTCGACCGCAGCAATGTGTGTTGACGAAAAGCTGATGATCAAGCGAGGGCTTGTTTCACATCAGTGCAGCACCGTGTCGGGCTTTTCAGGATCTCCAATTTGCCTCTTTGAGAAGGGTAAATTTAAGATCGTGGGAATGCATACGATCGGTGACTTCATGTCCGATGGTAGGAACCACGGTTCAAGCGTGGCCAACATCTTCGCCTTGGCTTCGGTGCTGGGCATTGTCGGTAAGTCCATCCCTCCCAGGCTCAATGAGTCTAGGTATGAGCGGAAACGGCAGGCGATGCCCGAGTACTATGATGAGGAGGAGGAGTGGCTGCGGAAGCATGCCCAAGAGCTCGCGGATCAAGCCATCCAGGATGATCTGTATGATCATGCGGATGATGAGGAAAAGCGCGAGCGGGTGGTGGCGGAAGCAGACCTCATTTACGACAGGATTCACGGCGGAGACGTCGAGTGGAACCCTGAAGATGTGGATGCTGGTCCAAGCTTGTGGGGAGGCATGATCTCTAATCAGAGGGGTGCATGGGGCGATTCGTTTAGCCTCAGTGCATTTCTCGCTTTCATTGAGCGGTTTAGCTCTGTTAGCGATGATAAGATTGCCGCGTTTGCGGAGTCTCAGGTTGATGGTGTTGTGAGCGCTTTGTCTTTTGACAAGGCCCGCACCGTCCCTGTGACGCCCGACGCCCCTGTGGTCAAAAGTGTTCCTGAGCCTGAGGTTGATTCAACCTCGGTTCCCGTTGTTGAGCCTTTGTCATTGCCTGAGTCTGTGGTCGTTCATTCTGATCCTACTCTTGCATTTACTGCTGCTTTGGCTGCTTTTAATGAGCAGGCCGCTGCTGGCCGTGACCAGATGGACCGGCTAGAGCGTATGGTTGCTTTCGTAGACAACATGTCCGATTGCAGCGAGTCGGAAGCTGAGGAATTGGTTCCCGCACCGACTGTGGTCAGCGAGGTGGACGCCGTCCTGCTTAGCTTGCCCGCCATCTTGGCGGCTGTGACACAACAAGGGTTGGACTCTGCTGCTCGTTTGGAGCGGCTTGAGGCCCAGTTGGCGGCGAAGTTTGAGGCCAAGGAGAAGAACATCTCTGAGTCTGTGAAGGCGAAGGAGATTCCTGGCTACTGTTCGGATGATGACCCCTTGTGCACTGACAGCAATGACACTGCGCAAGTTGATGTTCCGACTAGCTTACCCGGAGGATTTGAACCTCTGAAAGCGGTTCGGAAACGGCCCAGGAGATCGAATCGTGCTGGACTCCCGAAGATTCCGGAGTCGCCCCTTGTGCCCCGTGAGGTCGCTATCGAGGGGATCCGGCGTGGTGCCATTGGTGAGGAGCTGATGAAGCTCCTTCGACACAATGGTCCTACTGTGCCCGGACCGATTCACAACTTTACGGATAAAGGGCCTCTTAGCTCCAAAGATCCGCCCAGGTTCCCCGGAGGAAGCCATGCTGCCAGTGTTGGCACCAAGGATCCCGCGTGGAAGACCAGGGTGGGTCCGTTGTCGAGCAAGAAAGTTCCATCCAGGAAAGAGGCTGATTATTTGGTCGCTATGCTGGAGAAGACTGCTGTGAAGAGGCGCGAGCTTGAGAAGCTCGTCGAGCCCACGCTCAGTGAGTCGAAGGGTTTTGAGCCGCTCAATACGAGCAGTGCTTCTCTCTTTGGCAGTGGTATGTGCCACAATGAATCTGTGACGATCAGCAACGTGCAGATCAGCTCTAGTTCTAGCAAGATCGAGAGGTCGGATGACACTAGGTCTCCTTCTTCCCCTCCCAAGCCTGAGATATCTCAGGCCGATTCAGTGAGGCCGGTTTACCGTCCCCATGTTTACCTCTTGGAGGACTTGGATTGGATTCTGGGGAGGTATGATTCCGCTGGGATGTGTGCTCCCTTGTTGATGGTTGAGCTTCGCAATCGTGCGGAGGACAATGGCTTGTTCACTGCTGCAGATCCCCGGACACCGGGTGAGCTCGATGTTCTCTTTAGTGAGGAGATCCGGGTTGCCGCCGAGACCACTGCTGCTGAGCAGCGTGATCAGATTCGCGCCCTGGCACCTCGCCGGATGAGAGTCTTTCACTTGTGGAACGAGTACTGCATACAGGAGATCGCACGCGATCGGGAGTTTCCGAGCGCTAGGAGCGATTGGTTGAACTACGGCGAGTGGTTTGAGCCGGGAGTGCCTATGGTGGCCTCCCCTGTTCACTACAATTACGTCACGTTTGACCGCAACCCGTTTGCGCACAACCAGAGCGTCACGCTCACGAGTTTGCAGCTTCCTACCGGTGACCTCAGTGATTCGTTTTGCAACGGCGCACCTTTCATGTCTAGGTTCGCTGACCCGCAAGGGTTGGTTTCTTCCGGTGGTAAGCCGAAGTCCTACGTGGACCACTTCATGTCTGACGACGTGGAGATTCGTGTCCCGAGGAATTTCAAGGCCCTTGGCGGTGTTGGCACCGCCCCCCCTAAGGGGGCTGAGGCATTGTTTCGTTCGTGCTTTGATGATCCTCTCAACATGCTTCAGTTTGTCGGAATGGATCCCGACTTGCTGTTGGACGAAGTGTTTCATGAGTTGAAGGAGTACAAGGACGCCGGCCAGATTAAGCTTCAGGCTGAGCGCATTGTTATTTCTGACAGCCATGGGAACCCCATGTTTGTTCGCATTGCCACTTGTGGTGCTCCCTCCGTGCCTGGCACGTCGGAGCCTACTAAGATGTCCCAGGAAGCTCTTGATGTCTTGAGCGAGCTGGGCATGGATTTCAAGGACGCCGTGCATGGTAGCAAGTTTGTGCTGCCGCCGTCGGCTGTCAGTGGTTGCGAGGAGTCGATCAGAGCTCAGGCGCTTGACATGGACGTCTTGTCCAACATGGACGACGTTGTCACGCCGGAGCAGATGGAGATACTCGCTGCGTGTTATGCTGAGTACCCCCCTACGAGTGCGCGCTTTGTTGTGCCGCCGAGGGAGGGAGCCAGCCACTACGACAAGCTTGAGAATTTCTTCACTGAGATTTACAATTCCTTCGACGGTTTGAAATCGTCTGGTTGGTCCGCATTGTACAAGAAAGGGCCGAAGCGCTCTTACCTTGGTGACGAAGCTTCGAGAGGGTTCCTCTCAAAGGTCATCATGCAGACATGGATTCTGCGCCTGGTCTATGGCGCGTTCATTGGCTGTATGACGCCCATTGAGATGGTGCTTGCAGGTCTTAAGGACCCGAGCATCCTGTTTTCGAAGAAGGAGGCTCATTCCTCCAAGAAAGCATCATTGAAGTCCTGGCGACAGATTTGGTGCTGTTCCCTTAGGGATTCCGTGTGCACGTTGTTAGTGCATTACATGCAAAACAAGGCTGATATTACGGCCTACGCCCTTGGTGGTTTTCACTGCCAGGCGATTGGACTAGGACACCACGATCTTGGGATCGAAAGGTTTGGACAAACTTTGGACTACCTTGTGTCTAAGTCGCCGGACGGCCGCTTGTATGACCGCGATGCGACCGGTTGGGACCTCAGTGTCTGTCGGGACGCCATTGTGCTCGATGCTGAGCGCAGATCTTTCTGCGCCCGCGAGTCAGTGCGCAAGCCTTGCAGGCTCGTGCTGTTGTTCAGACTGTTGATGCTTCACGCGATGATTTCGAGCGCGCATGTCGCTTGCATCGGCAAGTGGTTGTGGGAATGCCTCAAGGCTGGAATTACGGATTCCGGAGGGCCGAGCACTTCCGCGCAGAATAGCCCGATCCGTCAGATTCAGGCCATGTTGGCCGGTGCCTTCGCTGCGTGCAGCTTGGGTGACGACCTTATTACGGCCGGTGACGTGATAGAGGCTTTGCTTCGGAGGTGGGGCGTTAAGACGAAGGTCTTGGCCAACGGCGCCGGATCGAATCCTGCTAATGGCCCCCATGATTACACTTCACATCGCTGGAGGAGGACCAAGGAGGGTGTTTGGACGGCTGAGTTCTTGAATCTCGAGAAACTCATTGCACATGCAGATTTGCGTACGGTGCCTACGGCTGATGGAGTTCGTCTCCTCGCCGATGACGCCCGCTCTGGCATGTTGTTTTGCCTGCGCCATTCGCCTGACCAGGCCTTGCTCTTTGAGCGTTTCTGTCGCGGTATGGGCTGGTGGAAGGAGGGCTCTGTCCCTCTGGACGTCGGCTTCTTCTTCGAGTGATAATAACTTGCGTTTTGGCCCCTCTCCCCTCCGGGGGGGAGGGGCCACGCTGTATCCGACGACAAAAGTCCTTGTCGCTATACGTTCCTCTTGGGAGGAGGGGGCACCTAAATCTTTAAGAGATTTCAGGTTCTGGCTTTCTTGCCGGATTTCACTTGTTTCCGTGATCAGCAACGACTGATAGAGTGTGCTTCACTTGTGACTCTTGTTTCTGTCATTCTCCTTGCTGTATTCGTGATGCCTCGTTCCAGGGCTGGTTCCCAGTCAGCCCGTTCTGTGGCCTCTTCGGCCTTTCGTTCTGCGGCTTCTGTAACGCCCTCCATGTCAGTGTCTCAAGCGCCTTCGCGGCGCTCAGTCACTTTCACTAAGCGAGGCAAACAAGGTCCGCGGGCATTGGCTCGTTCTTCTTCTGTTGTTTCCTCTACTCGTGCTAGTTCAGTTCGTTCTCGTCCTGTTTCTGCTCGTGAGAGAGGTCTTTCAAGAAGACCGCTCAGTTCTGGTGGGTTAGCAATCTCACCGTCGGTCGCTCATCGGTATTGGGATGCGGCGTTGCATTCAACTCCGCCGAACATTCCGACGACCTACGGGAATTTCACTTGCGTGAATTCGCTTGCTCGGTTTGCTATTACCACTCAGGTAAGTGTGCCCCTTATGATGCAGTTTGCTTGGACTCCTTCGCCTTTGCGTGCCACCTACTTCAATACATTGTTGACCAATGCTACGAAAGTTGGTTGTTGGCAGCAGGCCCAGTTGAATGCTAGCAACACTGCTCCTTTGGATATTAGGCCATTGCGCATGTGCGTCAAGCTTAAGAATGTCACACAGAACTTGAACATAGCGTCGAACATCGTTGCTGTGTTGGTTCCACAAAGTTTGACTTTGACGTATTCTTTGACTGGTGGCACAACAATGCCCTTCTTTTCGTCTGCTACCACGGCGTCGCTGTGGTCTTTTGCTGAGAACAATCCGAAGTCCGCCTCGTACACTGGTGCTGAGATGGCGAAGAACGGCCGCACATTTGTTATGCCGCCGGCTTCTTTCCTCTCGTACAATGCGTACCGAGATTGGGCTGCGTTGAGTTCCGTTTCGGATAACGGCACCGTTATGTCTTCCGATGATTGGGCCGCCTTAAACAGGCAACCAGTTCCCACTGTCTTTCCTGCCACAATATCAGATGCTTGGCTGGGCGAGATTCCCCCATTGTATCACTTTCTAGTTAACTTCGAGCCCAACTCGCTCCCACAAACCTACGAAGTCGAGGTGTTTTGTCAGGATGCGTGCAGGTTCCCTGCAAACTCGTTAGTGGCGTCGATGGCTGGCGTCTCGGATGAACCCAACCTTACCATGGATGGGCTGTCTAAGATGGCTCTTCATGGTGCCAGCAATTTCCATGGTGGCTCTTCTGGGTCCGGCCGTAGTGGCCGTGCCCAGGGTAGGAACAGTGGTGTTTACTAGGGCCCGAGTCTAAGCGACTCTCAGGGGCTAGCTCGCGCTTACGCTGATGTCAACGGTGTAACTGTCGTTGGTGATACTATGTACGTAGCCGGCACTCGCTCTATGCGGGATTGGGCTTACGACGTAGCAATTCCTTTCGGACAAACACGCCGTACACCTCGCGGTATAGTTGCTGAGCAGATGTACAGTCTCTACCACCCGAGTCGGGTAGTGGGTCACTCGCTTGGTGGGGCTGTCGCTCTTGATGTAGCTAAAGACCATTCCATTGGTTCCACTACGTATGGTGCGCCAGTGTTTGGCGTTTCGCGTGGCGACCGGTTCAGAGAATATCTGGACCCAGTATCCATGTTTGACTTCGGTGCGACCAACCGGATGTCGTTTCCACACTCCTATCGGGGTTATGATAGGAGAACCGCTCCATAAGCGGTCGGGTTTTACACCTCCTTTCGGCGTTCGCGCTGTGAGAGGATTGTGTGTGTTGACGTTAGTTTTCGTTTCCCTCTACATGTGTCCCCAGCATGTACGAAAGGCCCATTTTCGATCCACAACGATTAACTGTTGTGTCTAGCAAAATCCTAGCTAGTTTTGGATCAAAGGCGAACCCCCTTTACAAGAAATACCT